AATAGTAATAGTTCCTTCATTTCTTCCAGAACTTCCCGCGGTTACTACTCTTGCTCTAAAAATTCTTAAAAAAGATCCTGTTGTAGTAACAGCACTTGTACCATTCATAGTTACTGTTTCTGTTAATACATTCCAACTAGAATCTAAACCTTGTAGTTCAACTGTTCTTGCACCAGTTCCAGCTGATGTATCATTTGCATCTGAGCTTAAAACTTCTAATTGGTCTGCTGCACTCATCCACGGATAAGCATTGCTGCCTTCCCAAATACTTTCATAATTACCAGACCCAACAGTTGGATTATATCCAAATTTAGATACGTTAGAATAACCAGTGAAATCTCCTTTTGCAACTGCAAGATAAAAATCTATTTCAGCAGATGATGGAGTTGTTGATCCTGTTGTGTTTACATTATTACAAGACATTAATTAAACCTCAAATTAAACCAAGTAAACCTATCTACTTCTTGTTTTAAATCTTCTTGAAATGAAAAATTTAATTGATTTTTTAAAGTTTCTAAAGATGCATTTACTTGACGTTGATTAACTACATCATATTCATCTTTAGGCTCTGGTATTTGTACTGTTATTTTTGCCATTATCTTCTACCGTCTGGTTGAAAGTCAAATCTAAATAAACCTAATCTCCAACTTTCGTCAACTGAATTATTTGCTATTTTTATAGCAGCTAATCTTGCTCTAGCTCTCGTATCTATTTTATCTGTCGAACTATTAATAGTAAAAGGTCCGAGAGGCGAGGAACTTGCAGTATCAGCAGGGTAATCTCTTAATTGCATCGTTATTATAGCATTCCCTTGTAAAACTTTAAAGTCTGGTACAAGTCTTCTTATTTTAATAAAATACTCTCCATCTCCATTAGCATCTAAATCAAAATCTCCAGATTCAATAAATGCTTGTATAGCTGTTGCATTACCATTTGCATCTACTTCATTAACACCAGTTTCATGTTCATAGTAAATAGATTTACCTTGTGATGATGAAATACCATTTACTACTGGAAAACTAGGTGTACTGTTTTGTTCAAATTTTGTGCCATAAGGTTTTTCAAAAACTCCTTGATCCATATAAGAATTTCTTGCTAAAGTTCCTGTAACCCATGTTCCTTCTAAATAGTTATAAGTTACCATTCTATTTACAAATTGACTAGAAGCATCAGGATAGAACCAAATTATTTCGTTAAATAAACTATTATGTGAAGCATAAACTTGTTGACCTGCAGCTTGATTTATACCAGGATTTCCTCCTGTTGTTTTAAAAACAAAATCTTCCACTGGACATGGCATTCGTTTAACAGAACCATCATAAATAAAAAAACCACCCTCGTCAGATAACCAGTAAACAGACGAATCAACAAAGACCATTGAATTTTGTCCAATTACTCCACAGTTAGATCCAACTTGTCTTACTGAAAATGTAAAAGGGGGACCAACAAACTGTAGTACATAAGCAGAAGTATCAGTGCCAACAAAAGTAAAATCTTTACCTTGCACTGCACCTCGTATTTCACTGCCGGAGTCTAATTGAAAAGTTCCAGCTGTGTTAACCGAAGTTGGTTGATAATCACTTATATTTTCTTGATCTGAAAATCTGATAAACATTTTATCTTGTGTAGTTGCATCTCCTAATGTTGTTTCAGTTCCTAAATGAAATAAGTGCCTATCTCTATCTGATACAATAGTCATTAAAGATTTTGTTGGGTTATTAGGAATAGATATAGCTCTTGTTTGTAAAGCGCCTGCACTCACTGACACAGGACTCCATTGAAAAGATCTTCCATTACGAACTGTTGCAATTAAAATTTGTCCATAATTATCTAAAGACCAAAGACCAGGATCAATTGAAGTATTAGCTGAAGTTCTAGCAGTACCCCAAGTTGATGTGCTCCATGTACCTGCACCCCATCCATAGCCAAGAGTTTGAACCAAAGGGCCTATTTCTATATAAGGTAATGGGTCTAGAGTTCCATCATTAGTAGCCCCAGTCCCTGTCTCTGCTGAAGGCATTTCGATCGTAAATGTTGTTGCGGTAGGTGTTGTTTGAACTTCAAATACTACATCATCAAAATCTGTTGCTGTGTAATCTGTATCAGGCGAAGTAAAAGAACCCGCATTTTCAAATGTTATAAGATCACCTGGGTTAAGATTGTGTGTAGCTGTAGTGGTTACTGTAACAGTTGCAGAACCATTAGTCGTAGTAATATCTGCGCCCGTTTGTTGTCTGTCAGGATCAATCGGTGTTATATCATAAAAATCACTAGAGTAATAAATATAAAGACATCTATTTGTACCTAATGCTGCATATTTTCTACCATCTAAATCAAACCATGAATGTTGTTTTCTTGCTATCCCTATTAAAGTATCTGAATTAGTTTGAAGCCATCCTCCAATTTTTTCAGGTTGACCATATCTAAAACGAACATTATCTCCATCTACCCAGTTATTTTCATTTTGAGTATCTGTCAGTTGTTTATTAAATCCAGGTCTAAAAGGTATTTTTGTTAAAGCCATATGGCTATTTTACAATATTTGGAGCTTTAAGTATAGATACGGAAAAATTAATTAAAATTTACTTGGGAGTCTTCATTACCAAAAACTCCACTAGGTAATAAATTAAATGCTAAAGAATACCTATTTTTTGTAGATTTATTTTCTAAAACCTTGTGCCTTAATCTACTAGAAAAAATAATTAAAGTGTTTTTCTTAGGGGTTATTGTCCAAGTCCAAGAATTGAATATATTATATTCAGTAGGTTGCATACTAAAAGAATCTTTGTGATCATTGAAAAATTGTATTTGAAAAGCAGGGTCATAATCTGGATAATATATTCCACTTAACCAATTATTAGAATGACAATGGTCATCTGAACTTCCTTGAGGTAATGTTTTAGTTAACCAAGATCTAGTGATATTAAAATCACAATTATATTTATAAACATTATTAATAACATCTTTCACACAATTGTTTATTTCTTTTTGTAGAAGTAAGTAAGATTTTAAAATGTTTTTGTTTTCTGATTGGTAAGAATAAGTGTTATTAGGAGTCTCAATATAGTTTTCTTCAGTAAAGTTTTTTAAAGTATTATTATAAATATTTAATTGATATACAAATATATTATTAGCAACAATAGGTATATTAGATATTAATTTCATTTAATTACTATAAAAAAATGCGTTTAAAGTTAGTCTGCCATTATGAATGTCGGTTCCAAAATTTAATATAGATCTATGTGGAGTAGCTGAATTAAAAATTATAGCTGTATTTTTAACATACTTCGTATCGCTTATTATTCTATAATCTTCTTTTTTTATTTCATCGAATAATTGTGTCCCTGATTCATAATTAGTATCATTTAAATAAATAATACAGGTATACACACCACTGTCTGTGTGTATCCAATCTTTGTCTTGGTCTTCTCCTAACCTTAAATGTAAATATAAACCTATGTCTAAACCTCTTATATCAATACCTGTAAAATTTCTCCTAAATTCATTTAAAAACAAAAAACCTAGAAAAGGATGGTTATCAAATATTTCTAAACTTCTAAGACCAGGCCATGAATCTTTAGTATTAGTAATATTATTAAATTCATTTTGTGTATATAATGGAATATCTTTTAAATGATTATGAAATCTATTTAAATCTAGAAAAAAATTATTAGCTACTTGTAACATTTTATAAATAATCTTTTACTGAAGAAGGTAAACCTAAGTGAGGTCTACCATCATATAAGTTAGTTTTTTTAAATTTAGAATTAGGATCGTTATAATGTAAAAATACTTGCCCACAATCTTGTCCTTCAAAAGCATCTCTCCAGTGCTCTAAGTCATGTCCTCTATAAACTAACATATCTCCAGGTTCTAGTAAAACTTCTGTTCCTGGTTTTTCCTCAGAATGATATATTTTATTTTCATCGTGGTAGCCTGACTTAGGATTTTGATTTATATAAATTGGCCAAGGGTCTCCTCCTAAATTTAATGTAGTTGATATTTCACAACTTTCTCTGTCTTTGTGTCTGTGAAGTATGTCACCTTTTTTATAAATCCTAGCATACGCATATGTTGGTATTAAATCATATCCAGTTGTTTCTTTCATTTTTTCTAAACAGTGTAATAATAAAGTTTCCATAGCAACATCACCATAAATAGAATAAGTATCGG